ACACGAGTTGACGACCAATGTGACGGATTGCACGGGCCAAGTTGTCAACGTAGTGGTATGTGCCAATGTCGCCCTCACGCTGACGCGCAAGGATGGCTTTACCAGAACGCTCGTTGCTGGTCATGCCCAGCGATGCGTTGTACTGGCCGGTGGCCGACTTGATGTCCTCGGCAGCACCCGCCTTGGCTTGCAGCAGGCCGCTGGAGGCCATCGGAGGCTGTGCCCGCTGGGGTAGTGGCAACACAGCGCCTTGGCCGTCTGTAACGTCTGGATTGACCTCAAGGTAGGGCCAGTTGTTCGTGTTGGCAGTCTTCCACTGCTGCTCGTAGCCTTCAAACTGCCCGCCGTACCCGATGAACGGGGCTTTGGGGGCCAGCGCCAGCATCTCAGCTTCCTGCGACACCCAGTAGTTGTACATGCGCTGGGCATCCTTGGCGTTGCGCACCAAGCCCGACACGTACATCTGGCCGTCCACCTCAAACTCGTTACCGACCACGCGCACCACGGGGATGTAGGAGCCAGCCCAATCGCGTTCTTCAAGGATGTCGTAGCCGTTGATCTTGCACCATTTGACCTTTTTGCGGTCAGCTTCGCGGGTGCGGATCGGCTTGCCGAACATTTCACGCAACATCTTGTCCTCGGGCGTACCGCTGAACGCAGTCTGGTTGCCAGGGTACAGGTTGAGCGTGTGCTTTTCGTACTCGATGTAGAAGTACTCGGCGATGCGGATGGTGTTCTCACCAATCCACTGGGCGATGGACTGATCGCCCACACCAAGGCTCATGAGGGTGCTGATCGGCGCTGCATCGGGATACAGACGCTCGTACTCATCTTTGGGAATGTCTTCCGTGATGAAACACCAGCGGGCATCTGCGCCTGCGGGGTCTTGAATCAAGGGGTCCATGTAGACCGAGAAACTGTTGCGGATGCGCCCAATTTTGATGTCTTGATCGAACGACTTGTCGTCGCAATACTCGGTCAAGACCCGGATGTAGCCTTCGCCGTAGGACACTTGGTTCTCGCAAGCGGTGTCGTAGGCCACGTCAGCATCGGAGATGTACTCGATATGGCGAATCACGCCGTTGAACACATCCGCCATGTCCACATCGGCCTTGTCGTCAGCCGGAATCACCTTGATGCCAGGGCGGTTCATGCGCTGCTCGTTCGTCACTTGGTGAACGTGCTGCGGCAGCTTGTTGATGGTCAGGCAGGGGCGGGCGTTGATCGTTTGACCCTGCAAAGAGCCACGGGTCTGGAGCACATCAGCGGGCCACTGCCACTGGTTGTCTGGAGAGCCTGCGTAGAACCGCAAATCGTCGAGTTCGTCTTCCCGAGTCTCGGAAAACGCAGTCATCGCTGTGTTCAAACGTGAACGGGCAACGGTCAGAATTTCCTCGGAACCGCCTTTTGACGGGTTTGGTCCGTTTTTTGCCACATTTGCTGCGGCTACGATTCCGGTGGTGTCTTTCATGCGTCAAATACTCCGAGGGTGTGTGATTCCCTCATGACCAGAAGGTTGTCACCCTCGTATTTTAGGTCTTGTCCGATGGAATCACCAAATAGCACCTTGTCGCCGACTTTTACGTCCTTGGCTTCAGGTCCAACGGAGATTACCACACCCGTGCCAGTTTGTTTGTCGCGCAACAGGATGAAAAGCTCATGTTTTTCCATGTCGGGACGGACAATCAGGCAGTCTTGCAGGGCTTGGAGGCTCATTTTTTAGGCTTCATTGTTGGTTTTTTGGCAGAGGTACCGCTGCTGGACGCCGCGCGCTTGACGGAGTAGGCGATCGCAACGGCCTGCTTTACGGGTTTATTCGCAGCGATTTCGGCCTTGACGTTCTTGCGAAATGCCTCTTTTGAGGGTGACTTGACGAGTGGCATCACTTCCCCTTGGCTGGCTTTTTGGCAGTCTTGGCCGACTCCTTAAAGTCCTTGGCCGTGGGTGCGCCAGCAGCGCCGGGTTTGCGCATCTTCTCGCCAGAGCCAGCAGCGATACGCTCGCGCTTGGCGTTGATGTTACTGTAAAGACCGGGTTTTGTAGCCATGATCAGCACTTCCATCTTTTGAGTGATGCCTTGGCCCGTTCTGCTGGACCTTTGGCGTTTTTAACAACCCCTTCCATTCGCGCGCAAAATGAATCTTTGCGCCCTTGGTCGGCCTTTGTCTTTGGATTCGGCGCTGGCGCTTTCAGGTTTGACCCTGTGGCTGCGTTGTACTTCTGGCGGCCTTTCTCAGTCAGGCCGGCGCCCTTGGACACCGGCAGCTTTTCGCCTTTTTTGACGCTCAGAGAGACAGTTTTCTTCGTTGCCATCACGCCCCCATCCATCCGGTTGAGACCGCACCGCGCTCTGACACGACGCGGCGCTCGGGTTTATTGTACTCGCCCCGGCTTGCCACTGGGTACGAGAACGTCAGCGCGATGGCGTCGGCCGCGTCTGGTGATGCCAGGCCCCGCGCTTTCATGTCCTTTTTCGACTCCAGAAAGATCGACCCTTTGGAGTCTGGCTTCATCATAGGCGAGATCAGATCAGTTTTCAAGAACCTGTCGTTTGGGATGCTGGCCGACTTCAGCCAGTCGCGCATGTCGCCCCAGATCTGCGCCCTCATGTTGCCGTACATGGCCGGGTTGCGTGACTTCCAGCCGAAGTTGACGCCCTTGATCTTGTAGCGCTGCTCTTTCAGCCGGTCCACGATGCCGGCGCCTAGCCCACCCTCGTCGATAAACACCATCGCCGGCTTGAACTCTTCGATCGCCTCAATGACGTGCCCGACCACCGTCATGGTGTCGTCGCCGCGGTGCCTGATGATGCGCACGATGTCCCGCCCTTGCCTGACGGCCAGCACGGTGGCGTCTGCCCCGAACCGTGCCGGGTCTACCCCGATCACGATGGGCGCGCTTGGGTCTTTGTACAGCGGCCTCTTCATGGCGTCGTCCACCACCAGGCTGGAGATGAACTGGTCGTCGCCTGCATTCGGAAACTCGCCGTACACCTCAACGTGCGCTTGTGCGGAGTCGGCCCCGTACTCGTCAATGATCTGTTGGTAGACCTGCTTGTCCGTCCCCTCGACTGTGCGGGCGTCGACCACCTTGGTGTTCCAGAACTCGCGCTTGCTGTGGAAGGTCTCGTAGAAGTACCCGGTGTTGCGCCGTGGGTTGGAGAACGCCAGCCAGAATCGGTTCGGGGTGTTCTCTGTAAAGAAACCAGCAGTCACCGCCCAGATGGCGTCCGCAATACCGCTGGCCTCGTCGAAGATTACCATCACACCGTCAAAGTTGTGCACACCCGCGTAGGCGTCTGGGTTCTCTTCCGACCACAGCCGGCCCTCGACGCCCCAGTAACGGGTGCCCTTCTTCAAGTCGCGCTCGACCAGCTCGGTCAGCCACTTGGCTGGCATCAACCTGGTGGCTGACACCTCAAACCAGTGGCTGTTGAGTGACATGGCCAGCCACTTGGTGATCTCGGCCCATGTGATCGAGCGGAGCTGTGACTCACTGTTGGCCGACACGATGGTGGTCGAGCCAATGCGGGTGGACAGCATCCAGATCACGATCCAGCTGACTAGGGCTGACTTGCCGATACCGCGTCCTGAGGAGACCGCGTGGCGTAGGGTGTTGAAGTCCAGCTTGCCCCGGTTTGCTTTGATGTGGTCGCCGATCTGCTGGAGCACCTCGCGCTGCCATTTGCGCGGTCCCGAGAAGTGTTCCAGTGGCGTGCCCTTGACGCCCCACGGGAACGTGTACAGCACAAACGCCAGTGGGTTGTCTTTGTACTGTGGTGACCAGAGCCTGGCCATCAGCTCCTGTTCGTCTTCGGCCGAATAGATGGTGGTTTGCATCAGGCGCTTTGTTTATGTGGGGCCAGTCGCGCTTGCAGCACTGGCAGGGTCGTAGACGAAGGCTCGTGTGCGATGACGTCGATCACGTCGGCCGCTCTGCGCTCAGCCTCGGCCAGTGCACCAAGAATACTGATCTGTTGGTTGACATCGACTGTGATGGCCTGCTTGGCCACCCAGCCGTGGACGTTTTGCAGAATAGCCAGACTGGCCTTGGCGTCGCCCTCTTCAGCTGCTTTGTGCAGCTGTTGGGACGCAAGCAGCTCCCCGTCGGCGCGGCCTTTTTGTTCGGCCAGCTGCGCCACTCTATCCAACTCGCACAACTGCCGGTAGGCGGTGGGCACCATGCCTGCTGCTAACGCCTC